AATAAACGCATATTTACCCTCAACATAAGATAAAGCTGTAATTACATAATTAATATCATCTTGTTCTTCTACTTGAATTACTCTAAATAATTGAGTCTGTAGTGTTGTACTAGATATTAAATATGGAGAGTTGACATTTGGTGCGGAGGAAAAAGCAGAAGCGGTTGTTCCATCAGGTTTTGTAACACTGTTAACTGTAAGAACTGCACCTGTAAAATCGGATATTGAACCTATTTCTACTGTTCCATCAGGAAGAATTACGCTTATTGTTGGATTATCATTAAGCACTGGTAATCCTGTTTGTTCAAGTGCATCAATAGTAATAGTTGTGGTAGTTGCAGCTACAACACGACCACCTCTTCTAGCTCCTGCTCTTACTGGATCGTTTATTTCAATAACAGAACCAGGTCTAACAACAATTCCTGCATCTATTGAAGTTGTAAAAGTGCAGGTTTCACTTTCATTTTGTTCAGCGAAAAGAATTGCACGACCTAATCTTGCAGCTTGATTACGAGAAGTGCAAGCAAATGCTTTTACCTGTTTTACTATCGTTCCAAGTTTTGATATTGCTGTTGCATCTTCCACGACTTCAAAGTCAATTTCCTTTGAATCCATATTGAAGTAGCTAACAGAAACAACGCTATGTCTAGTTTTCAAACTACTACCTGAGTAAGCAAAACCACTTTCACCTACATTGGCTAGATTAAATAGATAGCTTGCTGTAGTTGGCTTGTCTTGAGATATAGTTACAGAACCAGCAGACCATATTGGCATACATCGCATAACACCAGCTAAATCATTTATTGCTGCAAAGGCTTCTTTAGGACTTTGAATATTTACATTACAACTAAATCTTGCTTCTTTTGCACCTGATCCTGTTCCATCGTCTACCTCTTCATTTGCAAATTTACTTGCAGCTACAAAACTAAATAAATCTAAATTACTATCAGTAACATGATCTCCTAGACCATATCTAGTGTTTGTGAGCAAATCGAGTAAGCACATTGCAGGGCAGTTGGTGTAAACAGCAGCACCCATAACTCCATTAAAAATATATCCGCTTGGGTACACTATCCTGCCCGTAGCATTGTCCACGCTTGGAGTACCAGAACTAGATGCTCCTGCTCCTGGTATTCTTACTTTTACTCCTCTAATACGATATTTTCTTGTAGGAATACGATTAAACTGTTTGCTATCTAAACGAAGAGCAACGTAAGCACTGTTGGCATAAGTTGAACTGTTATCTATGACTTCTTGAAGGCTGGTAAATTGAAACGCATTTACCCTTGCTGCATCTGTGCTATCTGCGGTAACACGAACTACTCTTACATCAATAGGAAAAGCACCCGTAACATTTATCCTGTGATCTCTAGCATAAGCATCTGCTGTTCTTCCACTGACAGAAGTACTTATGACATCGGTGTATCCACCAGAATTATATTGAACCTGTATTTTATATTCGACAGTATCTCCTCGAATATCTCCGTCATCTTCAGCTACCTGTATTTGAGGCCAAGTTAAAGTAACAATAATGGCATCTACATCGGTATTAGTAACCTGTCTGGTAACAGGAGCAGAGGTAGTCACAGTAACTCCAACAGCAGTAGGTGATCTGCTTTCAGCAGGGATACCACTCATCGCAGTTTGATTTGATGTTCCAAACTTAGATTTAAAGGTTACATCTTGAAAGTTAAAGTCGGTATCAGCAGGACTAGCACTTGTAGCTGTTGAATTTAATATTGGAGTGTCATCAAGAAAAACATCTTTTAAACTTGCGTTGTCGTAGGCAGTTGTTCCTTTTGTAAGTCCTTCTTTCGAGGCACTAGCAAAACCTTCTATTTCTCCTTCAGAAATCAAGTCTTGTACAGTAGCAAAACTTCTACTATGTAAAGTATCAGGAGCACGATAAGGAGGTGGGGGTGGTTTTGGTGGACCTCCACCAGCACCTTTGATAAGTTTAGTTTCGTCTGTCATGCTTCTACCTGATTAGTGTCAATCGCTGCACTTATTACAACACTTCCTGTAATTATTTCACCATAAACTATTGGAACGGGTGTACCAGCCCTTGATGTATTTTGCACTCCACTAAAATTAAAAGACAATTGTGGATCTTCTTCAGAACTAAATTTTTGTGGTTCGGGTAACGGAAATAGCATATCGCTTACACCCGAAAGCACTAGAGCAGCTCCTATTGCACTAGCAGCAGTTCCTATAGTTGCATAAAGTCCTGCATTTGCTATCGGACCACCAAATATACCAAACGCACTACTTCCAAATAAGCCACCTCCAGGCATCATCAAGCTAAAACCTATTAATGCAGCACCAGCTAATACTTTCCCCAAACCTCCACCAGCACCACTGATTGCTGGAATAAAATGTATATCTTCCTGTCCTACAGGATAAGACAACTCAGTCTCATCAATATCATAATTACCAACTTTTACCTGATAATATTTAGGACTCATAAAGTGTTCTACTTCTGGAAAATTATGTATTAAAAAACTTACTGCTTGAGAAACACTATTTACTTTTATCTCGAACTCTTTATGTCCGATAAATTCTGCTAATTGTCCATATAATTTTAACTTACGAAGCATAGCGATACCTCTTTCCCGTACATTTTAGCAACCATTCAGAGTAAGGCTCTCTACAAGATAGTCTATCG